CATACCGGTATATGGGTTAGGGAAACAATTACAACATATATCATCTTTAATAGCATCCCAATCACCAACATCAATTATCTGACGATATGTAAATCCTTCACCAGGACAATCCAATGGCATAATAACCTTATTACGTATAAATTTTAAATCTGAAAACGCATTAATTTTAACAATAAAAGCATTTTGATAAGTATTATCATTTTGAACTAGTTCTATCGCCTCAATAACGTTAGCACTAGTTATGAATGAACCTGTATTGTCTTTATTAGTGTTCATAGTAAAAGTAGCGATTTCAACTAAATCCATTTGACCCGGAAGATATAATTTAGCGGGGTATGATTGACTTAATATATTACCATTACTAAGAATAACAAAATCACCACTTAAAGACCCATTACTATTTATTTTTAAATTTTTAAAGAAATAAGTGTTAAACACTAATGACGCTTCAAGGATACCTTTATCACCACTAGTTGTCGGAGGTGCCGTTGACGGTGCCGGAGTTGTTGCCGGTGGTGTTTGATTAGTGTTATTTCCACTTGCGGGGTTATAAATTTTAATGGCGTTTTGGACATTACTTTCAATTGTTGTTATGTCAGTTGAACTCATCGATGTATAAACTGATTCATCACTCATTGCCGCATCACCATATAATATTAAAAATTTTGTTATGTCTTTTGCGTCAATACTATTAATTTTACCAACCCTATCTTTATATCTTGAAATTAAAAAGTCAATATTTTGTGATAAATTATTAAATGTTATATACGGTGTATTTGAATCACTACAATAATATTTTTTTGTTTTAAAGAACTCATCAACCGATGGACCCCAATCTTGTAGTAAATCAGTGTTACTGTAATTAAATGATTGTGATTGTAACATACCACTTTGAGATGAACTTATAAACATTTTAGCAAAAACGGCATAACATATCTTTTGGTCAATTTGTTTCGATGTTAAAATATCTATTACGGATTTATATGTTGCCTCAGTAGCTACTTTAGTATCTATAACAGTGAATTTTTCATATTTATTTCCTCTAGTTGCGGTGGTTGGTGGGCACTTTTGACTGTTACTTTGAGTCGTCGCATCTTTTTTTGTATTTTTATCAACTTTCTCATCAGTTTGTTTTGCAACACTAGTATTAGTAGTAGTTGCGGATTTAATTGCTTTCTCTTTTTCTTGTTTATCTTTTTTATTTTTTTCAATAATTGATTGTAATAATGTTGTCTTAAGAGATTGAATATAATTATCAACTTTAGGTAAAGATGCTGTCGGTTGTCTAATCCCTTCAAATGTTGTTTCAAAATGTCCCGGAGTGATTGAATGATTAACTTTTTGTATCATATAAGGACCGCTGAACATAGGAACATATCTTAAATTAAAATACATTGTTGGTTGTATCATAGCGTTACCCATCATATTAACTTGACAAGTATAACTTCTATTTTTATATAAATTATACAATGAGTTATTCTGAGTAGAACCACCTCTATTATTAGCTTGATTCGCCATATTATTTAAAACCTCTAATGATTCTGCTGTGGCTAATCCCGGATTTTGACTAACGTTAAACCCGTGGAAAATAGATTGATTTTGTGGCCCAATATCAACATTAAAACCAACCACTTTGTTTGATTTATCCCAATCATTTTTACCTATTTGATTTTCTACCAATGGGTTGTCAACACGTCTTAAATCAAACGCATCATTTCTATAACGATAATCAACATTTTCTTTCAAATCTAATTGTTCACTTGGTTTACCCGCATAAAAACAAACCATTTTTGCAGATGAGTTTCGATAATCGACATTCATAAATGTACCAAATAACGTGTTTGCAAACTCTGATGTTCCCTCAGGTTTTGGTTCCGGATTTTTAACCGCGTCTTGTACGTTGTAAAAATTAACATATGATGGTATATTCATCACAACAAAGTTATTTTCAACTAATATTGTTTGAATATATACCAACATAGTTGTTGTAACATTAATGTTTGTTAAGTTATTTTTTAATTTTTCAACATCAACAAGAACTAAATTACCAATATCTCTACTTGCTCTATCTAATAATAACACATCTTCAAATAAAGTTTTTTCTTTAAAATCAACACCTGAAATCCATTTATCATTAGTTGATTTAAATGACTCCCATAATTCAAGTTTTGTTTGTTTACTCTCCAATACCGTCTCAGGTTTTTTTTGAGGGGTAAAATCAACATTAGGTAATGATTTTTGTATTTTAATCATCGTGTTATTGATAATTCTATCATTAAAAGAATCTAAATTATCTAAATACCCATTCATTAATTTAACAAACTTCTCATAATTCAAAGTTTTGTCTTTTAATTTTTGAGTAGCATATATTTTAATTATTGGGGCCAATTTTTCAATATTATAAACATCAAACGCCACATTACAATCAATGAAGAAATCTGTAATATATGACCCATCATTTTTATAAGTTAGTTCCGGTATCTCAGAAAAACCAACATATGTCTCTAACGCTTTCCACTCTAATGGATAATTGTTTATTGAATTATTTAATGTTGACCCAGATGGTAATGAATTCGGAGTATTATAATTATAATAATCCCAAGTAACCGGTGTTTCAATTTTATGATTATTTGAGAACGTATAAAATAGTTGTTTATCAAATGATGACGGATTACCTAATTTAAAATAATAATCATAATTTAAAAATTGAGTAATTATATTAGAAATTTTGGTTAATTGTTTACCCTGAACATCATTTACCGATTGTTCATTAACTGTCGTTGTATTAGTAATTTTCATCATATTCCTCATTAATGATTGAAAATTTTTAAAAGTTTTTTGAGTATCTGTTTCTGTAGAATTTTTATCTACATCATAATCATAAACTGATATTGTAAAATTTAAAAATTCCTTTTCAAACTCATCTAAAACATCTCTATCAAATACAGAGAAAATTTCACTTATTTTTGTATAATCCTTAACCACACCATTAATTGAGAAGTTTTCCTGAGATTCCTGCCCCGAAAATACTTGTTTTAAATAACGAATTGATTCAGGTTTTGTTAATTTACTATTGTCAAAATACCCATAATTAGGTGCTGACCAAAATAATCTAACCGACCCATTATACATAGATGTGTTACCCGTAACTTGATAAACTATATTACCTAAGTTATCAAAACATTCATTTTTAGTTTGGTTTATTAATCCCCCGTGAGACGGTAAAACATAACAATATTGCCCGTAATCCGCAGTGATTGAAACTGACCAAGGGATTACTGAAATGGTTTTGCTGTTACCGGTAGTTGTTCCAACCACGTTATTAATAACCGCTTCAGGGGCATAGTTTAAGTTAATACCTTCACTAAAACCTTTTTGAATATCCGCACTTGTATAACCGGTATAAACATTATACCCTTGATAAAAAACATTAAAATCATTAATTAATTTAGGATAAAAACCGGTATTAATTATTGTTTGAACACTTGTACTACCTATTGGGAATGATGCTACAACCTCAGTATTTTCTAACACCATAGTAGTTGCCGATAATTGTCCCGGGATTGTAAAATTATAAACAGTTGATGTTTTACCACTAAGTGGGTCATAATTATTTTTGTAATCAAAATCTTTCCAACAATTGTCTAAAATATCTACATTAGTATTGATATATTTTTTGTAACGATGCCAAATAGAACCTATTTTTAATACCCAAGGGTATGGAACTTTGTGTAAAGCGGCAAACTTCTTCATAGACGCAAAAATATAATCTAAACTTTCATCCGAATAAACTGACGGATTACCTGTGTATGTTTTATATTTTTCTCTTAATGTTGATAATGGTAAACTGTTAATAAATAAGTAAGCAGCACTTATATATGGATTAGTACCTCCGTTTTTATTGCTTTCAACCCCCTCTTGAATTGCATTTATAAAATATGGTGTATTAAAAATTGATGTTGTTTGGTAATTACTAACAAGACCACTATAATTCAAATACTTAACATCACCTTCCGTTGGTAATTGATTTTCATATGTTCTAGTAGCGTAAAAATTTCTTAAATCATCATTAATTATTGTCGGTGTTACAATATTTTGGTAAACAAAATTAGTAATAGGTTTTTTAATATCATCAGATTGACTATCAATAAAATTTGAAACAACTTTTTTAGTTGGATTATACACTAATGTTTTAGTAGTATTGAACGCCAATAATTCATCGGTAGAAACTCCATTAGCTAAATTATCTTTTACCCAAGTTTTATCCGTAAACGGATATGTATCAGTAAAATCGTATTTATTAGATGTTGTTGACGTTGCGATATAATTAACTATGTCGGCCTCATTATTTAATGAAACCAAGGGTTGTGATATTGACGAATCAATCTCACTTTTACTAATAAATTTAAACGGAGCGTTTTCAACCGTGTTTTTAATATAACCCGTGTTAAAAATTCCTCGTATATAGTTTTGCCAACTCATCGAAACCCCTTCATTTGAAACGTGTTTTAAAACATTTTCAAAATTAGAAGAGTTTAAGTTATACTCTTTTAACGTTTTAATTAACTCAACATCACTATTATCGGATAAACTATTAGTTATATTAATAGATTCACCTTCACTAATAACGTTTGAAACTTTATCAGCATCTGAAGTTAAATTGTTTGTTCTATCTAATTTTGAATAGTGAGATGTTAATAGTGTTCTCTCATATATCTCATAAAGATATTTACTAATAACTTTATTCTCAAAAATCTCGTTTTTAGCGGGGAATTCAATAGCCCCTAAAGATATTCTATTTGGTTCCGTTACCGAGTTTGAAATTTTTGTTGGTGGGGGTGGTGGTGGAGTTTTTTGTGTCATTCCATTAATAAATTCCTCAACAAACTCAATCTCAGGCCAAACGTCGTACAAATAACCTTTTGTTTCCCCAATAATATCGCTATCGCCAGGGTATCTTAATTCATATTTCTCCTGACCATTTTCTCCCGGAGTTTGTTTAATAACTTGAGGCCAAGGATATACCGGTTGATTCTTATCATCCCCCGAACTTTTATTATCCGCACTTGCATTAGCTATTTGTTGATTAAAAATCACACCTTTTCTAATTTTACTATCTCTTTGTTCCCAAGCTTTAGTATGTACTTCATCCAATAATCGTAAAAACGCCTCACCATTAGCAAAAATAACCGCTAACACGTTTCTAATTGTTGGGACAAACCCAATACCGTTTTCTTTGTTTTCTAACAATTCTGAAAGAGCTTTAGTTAACGCGTCTTCAATTTCATTTCGTTTGGTTTTTAAATCTTTATTTATTCTATCAACAATATCAATAAATGAATTGGTACCTTCAAAAACAAAGTATCGAGACACCGCCTCTTTTGCCCCGTTTTTAAGTGTTATTTCAAGATTTTGGAAAAGATTTGCGTTTTGTAATTCCGCCTGAAATTTAGTTAAATCCTCGGGAGTTGGTTGACTATTTTTTCTTTGTAATTTATAAGTTTCGGTTAAATCAATATCATCAGAGGTTATCTTTATTGGAAACACTTTTTCATAAGTAATACCATTAGGTATTGAACACTTAGTTACTTTACCATTTATTGTATAACTACCTTTACCATTAACATTACCACAAGTAACATTTTCGTTAAGTAGTTTGTTATACTTGTCAATAATCCCTTTTAATTTTGAAACGGCATCGTTTTTTTTCTGAGAGTCTAAGTTTTTCTTAAACGTATATATTTTTTGACCTGTTTTATTTTTAATATAATAATTCTCAGTGTCCATAAATTCATTAAACCAAGAAACTTTTAACGTATAAAACACTTCTTTTTGATAATCCATTAATTGTGAAGAATAAGTGTCTAAATTGGTTAATGGGTCCAAATTTTGTTTGATAAAAGAATCAAGAATGTTTTTTATAAAATTTTCAATTCTATCTTTCATTTGCATCAATGTAATTTCCGGAAAATCATTTGGAATTAATCCTTTTGATTTATATTCACTATACATTTCTCTAATTTTTTGGTACCCTCGTTCAATTACAACACTATTTGTTTTTGTTGTTGTATTTGGTCCACCACTAGTTTGACTAATATTAAATCTTGATTGATACATATGTGGGGTTGCTAAAAGAGCCCCCATTGTCACATCACTTAATACTGTATATTTGTATGTGTAAAATTTTAAATCAACGGTAAAATTAGAAGTATTCGCATCATAGGTTGTTGTAAAGTTTTGTAACATCAAACCTAATCTAACGGCTTTACCATAATAACCTTTAATTGTTAAATGAAATAATGGATACGGTAAATTAAAAAATGCTGCGTAAGGAGAATTATCTCCCGCCTCAAATAACGCACGACCTTTAACATCAACTAACCTAACATCAATTGTTGGTAAAAAATCTAACCCTTGTCTAATATTAATTGAAGTAATCCCTAATAACCCGTTATCTGTTGCTCCAGGTTTACCACCTGAATTAATTGTTTGTTTAAGGTAAAAATCATCACTATTATTAGGGTTAACAACACTATTAAATTTTGGTTGATTAACACCCTCACCTCTTATAGCTCCTTTACCGGTTATTTCATCAGTATAGGAATTATCTAAATAAGGTTTGTCGCCCGGTTTTAAAAAGTTAATTTTAGCAATTGATATTGTTCTAATAGAATCATTGTTTGCGGTACCAAGAGCCAATTTAGTTCTTGGTAATACACTACACTCAAGATTTGCGTACATCACCAAATCCTCTTGTTTAACATATCTGTCCTTTACTTTATTATCACTATCAACAACTTTGTTTGGGTCTATAATTGTAATGTTATTGTAGTCGAATTCGACTAATATATTTTCGGTTTTACCTACCATAATAATAGAAATGATTGTCTAATTGTGATTTATATTCTTGTAAAGATGATACTAAAGGAAATGGGATTGTCAATATAGCCGCATCCGGTATAGACCATTCATCACCACCATAAATTGGGTTTGCCGCCAATATTAACCACCCAAATGTTGGGGTTCCATAATATTGTTGAGATATCTTATCTAATCTAGATTGCCCAACTTTGTAAATATATCTTTTATCTGACGATTTACTTGAAATAGAAATGTATGGAACGACACTTTGCTCTCCATTTGATAAAAATTCATTATATCTATTATAATTTTGTCTATTATTCATTTTTAATTAAATTGAGTTTTATCAGTCCAAATTGTTTTATCACCACCATTATTACCTTGATATAATAACAATAAATTACTTGTTTGTTCTTCATTTGATGATGAAGGTTCTGTCGTATAAGTAAATTTACGAACCTTTCCTTGATTATAAACGTTTTCTTTTGTCCACGTAATATATTCAACTGATTTTTTAAGTGATTTTATTTTATCTTCTTCAGCATCCAATTCATCTTTTACTTTATCTCTAAACTCATCAACAATTTTATTAAATTGTTTAGATAAATTATTATACGTGTTATCCAATTCATTAGTTATTATTGCAGATTTAAATGTGTTAAAATTACTTCTATTGTTAAACACTTGAGCCATAACCATAAAAAATCTTTTATCTGTTAAATCTGAAAATACTGATGATGTAAACCCACCAGGTACCGTATAGTTATCTGTTATTATATCATAATCAGTACCCGTTAAAACCTCATCATATTTATTCATTCTATCAGCAACTAAATGATAATCAAAAACCAGTTCTTGGAAAGTATCCGCTTGTTCTCGACTATCACTTCTATCAACTTCTTCAGTAGCTGTAATAGTATATATTTTAGGTTTATTATCGATTATTAAACCGTCAGATAATGTTGTTACGTAATTAATTTTTCGAAAAACCTGAACCATCTCTTGTTCTTGTTGAACAATTTTATTACTAATTTCTTCAATACCATTACTAAAATCACTTTTCATTGTGTTGATATAATTTGTTAAATTAATCGACACACTTCTAACCGCTTTAGTGTCCGTAAACACACTATTTAATCCGGCTATTATAAAATTAGTACCGCCTGAAATATCATTAATTAATTCCGTAAATAACTCATCAACTCTTGACTGATAAACCGATTTACCATAAATTGTTACTAATTCACTTGATGTGCCCATATTAAACTCACCGTCGATATATTGTCTTTCTTGACACATTAATTGCCAAATACCATCATTATATGATTTAATAGTGCTCTCACATTGGTTAACAATATTAACAATATAATTTTTACTAACATCTAATAAGTTATCCATAATTTTCATATAGGTAATATCACCTGTTTGACCACTAGCACCATTAACCGTTGTTTGTATTTGACCAATTGTTTCACCCGCAGCATTTGTTTGTTGATTATCAACATTCGTAACCGGTGGTTGTTCGTCAATCAATGATTGGAAAAATTGTTTATCTAATTTTTTCCAACTATCATCAGTTGCTTTTGCTCTTTCATCATAAATTTCAGTATTTCCATAGTAATTGAACGATAACGCGTTTTGTAATTCTTCAACCGGTTTTTCAAGACCCATACCTCCAATAATATCAAAATTCATTGATACGTTAGCTATCATTGGTTGAATACCGATACCCTCAGGATTCATATCAAAAACTAATGGGTCGTAAGAAAATGAAACCGCTTTAGGTATTATTTTGCAATTATAAAAATCACCAATTCTTAAAACTAACACAGGTGGTGCACCAAATGAGGTGTTTAACGCATCATTTGCAACTATTTGCCCTTTATCCCCAACAACAGGAATTGTTTCTCCCGGTCTAACACACTGATTTAAGAAAGTTAAACGTGAGTTTAACCCTTCCGGTGTCATAGAGTGAAAGGCAGGATTAAAATATTTAATTTTTTCCTGTATTGAATCATATAACATAGGAGCGTCTTGTTTTATAACATCAAAATAATCACATTCAGAAAGTAATCTTCTTAATATTAATTTACTAATACCTTCTTTTATTGTTGCCTCAGTTCTATATGTTGGTTTAGGTTTAGGTTTAGGTGCAGTAGATATATTTGGAGTATCATTAATAACTGGTTTTTCGTCAGGTACAACCGGTTTATCAGAAGGTACCGCAGTAACAACAATATCGGTTAAAACAACACGTCTACAAGCCATAGCCGCAACAGAATACCATTGAGAATCTTTAGTTGATTTACCGTTTTTATCAAGAATATTGTCGGTACAGTTAACCGATGAACCAAAAGAACCTTTAGATGTTTTTGGTGTTGCAACCTCATCTTCACCAACGGTAGTTACATTAGGAAACGTTAAAGTTTTACCAACAAATTCACCTAATTTAGTTGTTTTTAAATATTCAATTACTGAATTAGCTCTTCTTTTTGATAATGCTACATTATATGTTTTACTTGCCGGGGCAGATGCCGCGGCTCTTAAAGACATTTTAATTGTCCCTGTTTTCTCACTTAAAATTTTAAACGCCTCCTCAACAAAACCTGTATTTATATAATTAAAATTATCAATAACAACATTTTCAAAAAATTGTTTAACATTAAGATTTGTACTACCTGATGCAAATGTTTTACTTGATATTGCAACATATTGGTCTTGATTCATACCATAGGTATAATTATCATAATTTGACTTATACGTTGAATCCGGAATTACAGCGGTTTTATTTTGTGGTCCCGGAACATCATTATCAAAATAAAAACCAAAATTATTATATCCACTTAAATCTGCCGTGGATAGTTCAGCATTTTGCTTGGTTGATGATGTTCCCGGTGTACTTTTATCCGTAATAGTTGCGGTTCCTTTAACACTACTCATAATTTGTTTAGCGGTATCACTATCCAAATTAGGATTATTTAATATCTGTTGATAAGTATATAAATCTTTTGTTGGTACAGTATTAAACTTTTTAGCTAACTCATAAATATCATACTTAACACAACCTGCAAAAAATGAATCTATAATTGAATTTATTCTTTCTTTATTTTGCCCTTTCAATTGTTTTTCAACAAGAATATTCATAACAGAAGGGTGGTCAACAATTATTTTCCAAGTTAATGTACCAATTCTTCTAGTGTCTTTATATGTATAAATTGGTTCCGGTCTACCCAAGAAAGATGTCTCGGTCCAGTTAGCGTTACTATTATCAGTAAAAGTTAAACCATATGGTGGAAACCACATAACTCTACCCCCATTAGGACCTTTTTCACAAACAGGTAACTCATCATAAGTGTATCCTTGTTTACTTGAAGTTCTCCAAGCTAAATTCTCAATTGAAAACATATATTTTTTAGCATATCCCCCAATACCATTTGGTCCATCAGCAATAATGTTTGTCGACCCCGGATTTCTTGTTGGTGAAATGTTTAAATTAAATGTGTTATCAAAAACAGACCCCGCATATTGTCGACCACTTGTTGTTATACCATCAACTTTTTGTAAATCATTATAAGTGTAATATGGAGTATCTTTAGTAAAAACTCTACAATATTCAATACCGGCTTCACCTCCGGTTGTTTGGTCTTTATACGACACAACCTGAGAACCTTTAGTCATTTCTTTATATCCATCGTGGAATACTTTACTAACTTGGTTAATAGCGTTACCAACGTGTTTTAATCGTGTAATACCTTGCACATTATCAGCAGAATTTACTAATCTTTGTGTTTGGTCTAAAATTGACGTTTTTTTGAAAGTTATATTTGTCGATTCATCACGAGTATAATTACTACTAATTAAATTAAATTCAGGGTCGGCAGAACCTGAACCACCACCAGGGGTCGCTTTAAAACCTGCGTTTGGTTTATATTTTGGTGATGTCCAAACAAATTGACCATCAATACCACCACCATCACTTAATGATTTAGCTGCAAGTCCAAAATTAAGAATATCTTGGTTACCTTCATATAAAATACCTAATTCCGATGGACCATATACCGGAACATCTTCCTGTTGTCCAAAAGCGTTAACAGGAACTTGATTTGGCGGAGAAGTTATTGTGGATGGTTCAGAATTTCTACTACCAACATAATAACCCCCAACCAACGTTCCATTATCGGGATTAATTAAACTAACGATTGCTTGTCCAACACCTAATAACCCACCAAAATTTTTATCATAACTTGGTTGATAACGGTTGTAATTAAGATTTCTAAATAAAACAGACCTTTGTCCATTTCCGGTATTTGCTAAAAATATTTCAGAAGGATTTCTTTTAACATTTAAAATAGGTCCTAAAAATCCACCTGTTAATTGATTAACAACATTTAATGCTGTTGATGTTTGTTGTGTTTGACTATTTCTTGTATTATCGGTAAAGTAATCACCCGGAATTAACGAAACAGGCCAATACGCACCACCTAATCTTGTTATTAAGTCAGCGGCTGCCGTAATAGGGTCCTCAGGTGACGTAATCTTCCAATTTCTATAAACTAAAGGTTCTTGTCCGGATATAATTAAACTAGCTTCAAAAGGGTCTTGTAATGATTGTAGATTAACTTGACCAACTGTGTTTATAAAAATTTGACGAGCAATTCTATCTTGGAATAATTTATTTAATTGTTGAGCCCCTAATTTTGATAAATACGAATCCTGAGATAATGAGCCATTACTACCCGTTGGGTTTGTTGATAATAAAATTGCATATGGTGAATATGATGAGGGAACAAATGGAAGTGGTAAATACGGTTGATGTATTGGTTGTCCCAATATTTGAGTTGTAACTCCATACATATCATTAAACCCACCAACCGGTCCATAGTAATTATCAATATATGCCGCGTCAATAAAGAATTCATTAACCAAATCTAATACCGTATCATTAGGACCATACTCACCTTGATTTGAGTTAACAGGTAATGGTGCACCATTATAAGTTATTTGTAAATTATAACCCCCATTAGGTCCGTACTCATTTAAGGGGTATAATTGATTTGCAAATGGGTCGTTAGCAATTAATTCATTTGGAGAATCTATTACATTTGAAACGTTTAAAACAGTTTCATATGTTAAATTACCAACAGGTGGCGAATATACTCCGGCAACGTTATAAGGGGCTAAATTTTTAGCCATTAAAATATCTCTAAACGAAGACGATGACGCAAATGATAATGTACTTGGCATATTTTTTTTCTTTTATAATAAATAGATTAAGAACCTATTTTAAATGTATTTCAAATTATTAACATTAATTAATCTTTTTTAGGTATAGGTGCCCCAATAGGATTTTTTGTAGATTCACCAACGATACTAATCATTTTTTGTTTAACATCAGAATTTTCAAACGCCTGAAGAACTTGTTTAGTGTCAATATTAGGATTATCAGAACTTATTTTAACATTTAGATTAACATCCATAGTTGAATTTGACCCTTGAGCCCCATTTGAACCACCCGCACTATTAGTTCCAACACCACCTCTCGGTATTTCAGCATTTCTTGGTTGTGAGATACCCATAGCAACTTTAGCCGCTAGAATCGAATCACCAATTATTGGTAAATCTTCTGTTAACTTATCCGCATTCATTTTTAAATTTGTAAACGAATCTTTTAATTCTTTTTTAATAAAACCTCCAAAATCAGTTAAAACCGTATTTAAATTAACTGATGATGTACCATTATTTGCAAATTCAGTAATAGCGTTACTTAAAGTATCCGCTAAATTATCGATACCTTTACCAATATTTTTTGAAGATAAACCTTCACTAGGTGTTTCTTTAACTAACTCGGCACCTTTTTTAGCCGTACTTATTATTTTTCCACCAACTTTACTACTCGCCAAACCTAAACCTGTTCTATCACCTAAACTATTGATTGCCGCACTAACATCTTTTGTCGCAGACAATTGTTCTTTAGCCAAATCCTCCATTGATTTTGGTGGGGTATTAGCAGCTTTTTCAATAGCGGCAACATCATCTTTACTTAATTCAGATACATTTTTTTCTTGTGATTTACCTTCCGCGTCAGTAAATTTAACCTTATATTCACCTCCAGCGCCCATTTCTGCCATATTGGCAATCATTTTCTTTTGGTCTTCGGGTACATCGGGAAATGAAATTTCTTTCATTTTTTTATCTAAATCAGCACTACCTAACGCCATTTTAGCTAAAGTACCACTAGTTAACCCCATAGCTTGTTCGACTTCTCTCATTTGACGTTTAGCTCCCGGCATAATTTCAAAATGTCCGTCTTTTCCAAGTTGGACAAATTGCTTACTCATTTGAGCAAGTTGATTTTGTAACTCGGCAGGGTCATTTTGAGATAAGTCCATTAATTTTAATGGGTCTAATAATGAACTTTGAGAAACTCCTAATCTTTGCATTGCTGCAGCAACTTCAATAGCACCTTCAGGATTAAACACTTTTTCAGCAAACCCTAATGTCTGACTCATATCAATTCTTAACGATGTTGCCTGTGCCGCCATTTTTGCCAAACCTTCAACACCACCCGCAAAATTATATTTATTAAGGGCGTTCATATTAGCCAAGACAGTCGAAGAAACTGCTTGAGCATTAGCCCCCGACTCTCTTGCAACATTAACAACTTTTAACATTTCTCCCGTAGCCTTTCCAGCTCCAATACCCGCATCGGCCATACCACCAACAATTTGTTTTACACTTTGTCCGGTAACTTCCATTGTCGCATATAAATCTTTAGTAGTTTCTTCAGTTAAAGTAACATTTCTACCTAATTCCTGAGCAGCATCTTTTTGAATCTTAAGAACATCAGCAATATCCCCACCTAATTTTCTTACTGAGGTAACTGAGTCCGACATACTTGAACGTAATATGTCCGCCATAGCTTGACCTTGACCAAACTGCTTAATCATTTCTCTAGAAGCTTCATCTAAAGTCATTACTACTTTAGCAATTGACTCCGGGTCAATATTTGACTTAACCGCTTTTTTAGCGTAATCTAATGGTGATTTACCTCCCGGTGTTGTTGACTCGTCTCCTGCTGCCATAATTAAATGTGTTTATAAATAAATACACCAAACATAGTTTTTAACTAACTAGTCTGGTGTATTATTATCGATTAATCTGTTTAATATGTATTTTCTAGAATATGTCGGCATTGAATAGAAGTCCGAATATGATACGTGAATTGATTGAGCCAAATACATATATTCCTCAATCAATATTTGTCGGTAATTAGAAGAAAGGACGAAAAAAGTCCACCCCAAAGGCAATCTCGAAAGACACCAATTCTCCTGATGGGGCGATTACACTTCTTTTTAAATCCAATGACGGCTCATTATCTTTTAAAAACTTTCTTATGTATTTTGAATCCATAATTGGCAATGAATTTACAAATAAATCTATTTTTGACCTATCTTGGTTACCATCTATCTCGACAATATGTTTTTGCAATTTCCAAGTAATTCTTGGGGCTTGTAATCCTGAAGGATATTGGTCAGCCATTTTATCTAACTCAATGGTGTCGTTAAATGTTGTTGGTTTTAATTTTACTGTAACACCGGTTCTTGGTAATTTAGTTGTAAACGTTCCATCTTCATCAGGTTTAACCTCAGTTTTTCTAATGTTTAATTCATCTAAAGTAATTGTACCAACAAATGGTTTATCTGTTGCGGGGTCAATTAAACTTATACTATATTCAGACCCAAATGAAGTATTTCTTAAAAATATTAAGATTGCCTCAACATCACCATCCAATAATTCTTCAGGGCGTAAATCGTGTTCATAAATTTTATTTCTTAATAATTTTAAAATTATATTATCACTACTACGACTAGCACCAATTAAATAATTTTCATCATTAGCAGTTAAGTAACCAACTTTAATTGATTTCTTTTTTGATTTGTAAAAAACACCACCGGTTGGTAGTTGAACCACATCGTGTGGTAAATTAAAATTTTGCGTTCCTGCGTCTATTAAATTTTGTTCCATATATTTTTGTTTTTATTATAAATAATAAGAAATGTTTTTTTTATATAAATAAAAAACCCCACATAATTAAATGTAGGGTTATATATTTGGTTATTAACAAATTAATAAACTAATACACATCTATCCATACGGATTGTTGCCGAAATACTTGCAATTGCGTCGTCACTATAACCTAACGAATCAAAGTTAACATCACTTAAGAAAGAACCTTCTAAAATCCATTTTTCCACAACAACACCTGTTGGGTCTAACATTTCAAGGTCAATATTTTTCTTGTACCCCGCAGCATATCCCATACGACCTGTAACTGACTCAGCACATAAACGAACCCATTCCATTAAAGCTTGTGACGCTGACGGTCCAATAGGGTCTCTAAATTTAACTTGAATTGTTCCCCAAGTAAAACGACCCGCAACATATGTTGAAGTGTTTAAAAAAGGTATCTCAATGTCTTTAATTGTTATATGTGGTCTAGCAGCCGTTTCTACGAACCATTCATTAATCCCTAAAGTAGAAGGGAATCGTACAATAAACCTGTTTTTTCTTTTTGGTTCATACGGTATGGGCATTTTCATCAATAAATCAGCCATTTTCTATTTGTTTTTTAATTTTTATTTTTTTATCTTGTTTATTATAAATATAACCTATTTAATTTTTTTCTCTTGACTTTTAGAATTAAAAAATCTATCATTCTAGAAATCCTAGTTTTTATATTAATAGTTTTTATTTATTAATTATTTTATAATAAATATTTTAATATTCTTTTTTAATTCCTCCTGCTGTTGAATATGTTTTAAT